TACTGTAGAAAGACTAGCAAAAGCGTCTACTACTGCTGCACCAGAACCAGCACCATCTAAGTAAACTGCTTTAGTATCGCCAGCAGGTATGGTTACGTTAGCTCCTGTGCCTTGTGAAATTATGATGTTTTGAGAACCAGTAGTGCCGTTTTCAATAAACTGCATCCTACTCATAGTGTTAGGTGCAATAGTAATAGTACAGGCTGAGTCTAGTGTGCCTGTGTACTTGACGTACATAGCTCTTGCTGGGTCAGTAGCACCATCTGCTACTGTAGATGTATGAGTATCTGCGTTGGTTGTTATGCCTTCTGTTCCGAAACCTAAAGCTTCGCCAATCAGTTCCAAATTTGTATTTGTCACTGTTCCCCAAGTTCCTGACGCATCACCTGTCGCCATTTCATTGAGTCTTAGATCATTAACATATGTACTTGCCATTTATTTTCTCCGTTAAGCTACTTCTTCCCAATTTGGTGTTTGTGATTCGCTTATAGTTGACCAATTTGGTGTTTGTCCGGGTATAACATCGCCCCAAACTAATAATTTACCTGTATTACCTGTTGTTGATACACCAGTTGGTTGAACTATAGCATTTCCTACTACTGTTAAATTTCCAACTGATCCTGTTGCTGCTCCTAAAGTTACTGCAATTATATTATTAGTAACAAGACTTAAATTACCTAATGCTGTTGTTCCAACAACATTTGTAACAGACATATTAGCATCACCTGTTACAGTTTCATCTCCTACTGCTACAGTTGAAGCAGCACCTGAAACTCCTGTTATAGCTACACCAGCAGCTAATAATGTACCTACTGCACCAGTACCGGCTATTCCTGTTTCGGTTACATTAGCATCGCCTGATACAGATTCATTACCTAGTGCAGTTGTTGCTGCTATTCCAGTTAAACTTAAATTACAAACTCCTGTAACTGTTAAGCTATTTATAGCTGTTGTGGCTGCAACCCCGGTTTCTACTATATTAGCCCCACCTGTTGCGACTAATGAACCAACGGCTGCTGTTGATGTGACTCCTGTTTCTGTAACGTTTGCTACACCAGTTATAGTTAAAGAGCCTACAGCACCAGTACAAGTAACTCCTGTTTCTGTGAGATTAGCATCACAGCTTACTGTTTCTGTTCCTAATGCTGATGTTCCTGCTACACCTGTAAGGCTTACAGAAACATTGACTATGGCAGGTTGACCCCAAGGACCTGCACCCCAAGTGGATCGACCCCATCCAACAGACATATTACGCTATTCTAATTACTGCGTTACTTGCGTCTGCTGTAGGAAAAGTAATTGTAAATGACCCTGCTGTAGATGTTTTATCTGCTCCAAAATCAAATACTGCAACTGCTGGATCGCCAGTAGCTGTATCGTTATAAATCATACAACCTCTAGCTGTTACTGTAGCTGTTCCAAAAGTTAAATCAGCAAAATCAGTAAATGCTGTAGTTCCTGAACTTGTAGGGTCAACTCTTGTTAAAGCATCTCCTTTAGCAGTATAGTTTGTTCCACTAGCTTCTTGTGAAGTTGTATACGCAGTTGTTGCAGCACTCATAGTTGCTGAACTCGTATAGAGTGCTAATCTAAATGTGTTACCACCTGAGTTTTTAAAATTATGCACACCTTCCAAAAGTTCTTTTTTGAAAGAAGTACACATTGCTTGTGTAATAGCCATTACAGTCTCCTTATTATATTTGCTAGGTCTTTTTGACCTTGTTTTTCTAACTCATTACATACCGTGCAAACGTGGTTTTTTATTCCCTCATTTACATAGTATTGAATGATCCATTTACATCTATCTTTAAATGCGTGTGCCTGTGCTTTAACCATAGGATCAACATCATCACTTATAGATATTAGTTTATTTGTAGCCATTTCAGCTAACTCTTCAACAGTATGTCCTCTATTTTGAGTTGTAGTTACTCCTACATTACCTATTGATAATTCAAATTTGTCTGTCTGCATTATGGTTTATTTGGTTCTACTATGTCATTAAATTCTGTTTGTGGGTCTTCTCTACCGGTTATGCCATAGGGCACCATTTGTTGTTTTATAACCTCTGAGTATCTACAAACCTTCATTTTGTTATCTTCTATGTAGCTTACTACAGGGTCTTGCAATCTATGATAACCGTAAAGTTTATCTTTTATTTCGACATTTGCATCTAATAAATTTGACCTCAATGCTATAGAAACATCTATTTTTTGTTCCATACATTTAGCTAACCAAAACTCACAACAAGCTCTACCCATTTCAGCAAAGTAAACTAATTTTTTATAAGTAAAATCTGCACCATACATAGCCACAGAACCAACTTTATTCCAATAAGCAAAGGCTATTGCGTAAGCTACCGTATTATTTAAATATCCACATTCAGTATCATTTATTAATGCTTCTATTGGATATAACTCAATACTAGGAACTCTTTCATCTAACTCTACTGAATATATAGGACAAGTTAACTTAGGTAAAACTCTACGCATCAATTCAGTTTGATTACCTGCATCATCAGTATCAAAAAATCTTGTCATGGGGTCCATAGCAAAGACTCTATCCGGATTAGGTATAACTCCTGCCATAGCATTTATAGCCCATACTTCATCATATTTTTTACTATGTGCGGTAGCTATATGAAAATCTAATTGGCTTTCACCCATAGCAACTATAGCTATTTGTTTACCTTTAAGGTCTTTTATTGGTTTTTTTAACATTATCTGCTCCTTAATGTTTTACGACACAGGTATTTGTAAAGTGCCGTCTTTATATGTATCTGTAGTATTTCTACCTTCTGCTAAAACTTTTAGTCTGGCTAATGCTTTTTCGTATCTGTCATTATATAAATTCATTAAATCAGGCTCGCCTTTCATATACGTATATGCTTCTACTAAGGAACCATATAACAGGGCATTAGATGCGTTGGTTGATAACCAAGTTGAATCACTATCCGAACCTGCCGTTATAGAAGTAGGTCTATAAGTGTAGTGTAATTCAGATGTATAATCAGCATCTGGTGTTGGACCCACAATAAATGTGTCATTATCAAATAAAGAATAATGTTTTGGAGTCCCTTTAACTGTTGGATTTGGATAAGCTTCTCTTATAAAAGTTACATCTGTTCTAAGTAAATTAGTATGAGAATTAGAACTAATAATAGTTATATCTAGCGTATCTAAAAAATCAGAAGGTGTTCCTAAATATGGATTGCCATCAGTTAAACTACCTTGTACGGCTTTCCTGAACACAGGTAGACGTACCATTTTTAAAATTCTTTCTTCAGCTTGTTTTATTATCGTAGGTAAATCATTAACAAAAGTTGTTTCTGTATTTTGTAAATAATCTTGTATTGCTGTTTTTAATTCTGCGTATGTCATAGTTAACTCGTTGTTACTGTAAGCTTGCCTACTTTACCAAACATATCTAAACCTAAAGTTGATGAACCTAATTCTGTTATACCACCACCTATAGGATCAAAGGCAGAAAATCTTCTACTAGAGGCTAATCCTCTATCAGGTCTGGGGTCTAATAAAGCTTGTGGATCATCAGTAGAATGTTTACCTAGTTGTAGTTGAGGTTGATCTACATCTAAACACTCACTACATACTTTATATCCTGTTCTTTTTTGATTAAATATTTCAAAAACTAAATCAGTATATGGATATTCAAATCCACACCGATCACAAAACGCTATAGCTTTTTTGCCAGACGCAAAACTACTCATTAATTTCTGCTTACAAAAGGAACAAATCTTACAGAAGCTTTTTCTCTATCCTCAGAAGAAGCTAATTGCCATTGTTCATCATACATAGCTTTTAATGCTAAAACCCTTTCTGCTTGATCTGAATGTTTTACAGATAAATAGTAAGCTAGTCCCGCAGTAGCACAAGGTAAAAATCTAGCAGGTAAATCCAAAGTATTAGAACCCGGTGAACCAACATCTTCAATTCTAGCTATCCTGTAATAAAACAATGTATAAGTTTCTACATCATCTGGAACAGGATATAAATTCACTACAGGTGCTGCTGTCTGTCTGTCTATATATATCTGTATTGGCAAGCCCTTTGAAAGTTTATTGGGTATAGCAGAGTAAGTAGAAACAGATATACGATTTAATCGTGTATCGCTTTGTGTACTTACATTACCTGAATTAGTTCTAATAGAATGTTCTATCAAGTCTATAGTATCAGACGGTAAAGTATACGAAGCAGTTCCTGCCGTTAAAGCTTGAGTTCCGCTTTCTACTGTCCATAAATTTATACCACGATTAGCCCACTCAAGAAACATGGTATTTAAGGAGCGTCTAGCACTCCTTAAATGATACCCAGAACGCATCTCTACTCCCGCCATATCAAAGGCTTCTTCTGCTAGTTCTGTAAAGTCTGGATTGAATGTAGCTGAACCGCTAGTTGCCATTTACACCCTGCCACCAAACTTTCTTTTGACCAAATCTTGATACATTTCTGGTCCTTTCATAGTTTTTTTGCCAGCTTTCATTTTCATCATAGCTTTGCCTTTAGTTTTTTTACCACCAGCCATTTTCATCATAGCTTTTCCTTTAGTACCTTTCATACTTTTCTCCGTTAATAATGTTTATGTGCCCAAATAACCACACTGTAAGAATCGCCATCGGTGTGACCTACTGTTGTTAACAGCAAGTCTCCATTGACTCCACTACCTGCATTATTTGGTATTCCTGATTTCCCTTCATTGCCCATAGAAAAATCCCAAGTATCTGTCCAGTCAGCAGGGGCTTGAAATATAAATTTATTGGTACTTGCGTTCCATAATAATTTAAATCCCATGCCAACGTTACTAAACCAGATACGTTGAATTGAGACACGACTACACGCCACGCCTGTTGTCGGGTTTGCATTTAAAGCAGACACATCAATTTTAGCAACGTCAGACTCACCTGTACCGTCACTAATATTAGTTATCTTGACAATTAAATTCTTGCCACCGTCTTCTATGGTCTGAGATGTTACTGCATCAGCCATTATAGACCTCCTTAAGCGTCAGCAAATGGAGTTACTACAGTACCGGAAGCAAGGTTAATACCTTCTACTGCATACTTAGCTGAAGCTATTGCTGTAACTTTAATGATTGTTCCAACTATTCCGCCTTTGGTAGTACCATTTAAAGTTATAACATCGTTACTAGCACCTGAGAAAAATGTTTTACCTGCTGCATCGCTTTTACCCATATACAGTCCACCAACGAACTTATCTGTTCCGTCAGTTAAAATGTCTAAGTCTGTAGCTGCTGTTTCTATTACAAAAGTAAAAGTAGCACCCAAGTTGTTAGTTTGATTAGGATCATCGTCCCTACCCGGAGCAGTTGCAACGATTGAAGGTAAAGTAAATTTACCATCTGCATCATTACAAGTAATAACCTTACCTGAGTGTGCTGCTACTGTAAGCGTAGTGTCTGCTGTTAGGCTGACTACTGTTGCGTTACCTGCTGAAATAAAACCAGCTAGTGATCTAACCGGTCCTGAAAAAGTTGATTTTGCCATAATTAAGTCTCCTTAATACTCTATCGTCTTGGCGAGTCTGCTAGGTCAGTCGATAGATTAAATAAAACCCTAGATTAAAACGAAAAAAAGGGCGATAGAATTAACTATCGCCCATTTTATCTTAGCTACTACCCGGTGATCCGTAGATTCCCATGTAGTCACTTACTCCAAATGAGTAACGCTCTCTAGCTTTATAACGAACATTTCCGGTGTCAAAATCACCGTCCATAGAAGTTTCTAAAGCTGTTCTTTGGAAGTGTTTCATTCCATTAGGAACATCAGTAATAATGAAGAAAGCATTGGAATCTGTTAAATAGTGATTAACAAAATATCCTTCTGGTATTGCCCCATTATTTCTTAGTGCGTTTATATCATTGTCAGAAGTTCCAACTCTGCCTTGAGTCTCTAAGAGTCTCGTAGCAGTAAATTGTAACGCTGATGGAATAATCAAACGTCTTGGTTTAGCAGCAACTAAAAGTCCACGTTCATCTTTAAATCCAGCAATATCAATTACTGCATTTTCTAATGAAGTTTCATTAAGGTCTGTTGCTGTTGCAGGACGGTTATTATTTTTACCGCCGTCAACCAAGGGGTGTCCATCACCACCAGTAACTCCGTCACCTGATGCAGTAAATAAATTTACTCCGTCACCAGATTGAAAAGAATTAGTAAAACCATTGTTTAATGGATTTACAGCTTTTACCTGTTTAGTGTAAGACATAGCCCTAGCTAGTGCTTTTGTATATCTAGCAGAAAGCGAATCATAAAGATTATCCTCCATCGCTTCTTCTGTGATACTAAAGCCCATTGCTATAGTTTCGTGATTATAACGTGCTGTGTAAGTTTCTTGTGCTGAATCATAACTGATTGCAGAACCTTCATTCTTAACAGGAGCAGCATCAAATCCACTCAACTTTACCTCTTCCTCGAAAGAACGATCTGAGTTTTCAGTTTCGTAGATAGCAGCGTGCTCATCGTCATAAGACGTATATTCATCGCCAAAGAGTGCATTCAATCCCGGAAGCAGCTCTTTAAGCATTTGTGCTCTTGAAATAGCCATTTATTTACTCCCTTTAAACACCTGTGGTGTTGTTGTATTGATGCCCTGCGTTAAATTTAACGATTACATCTGTGAAAGCGTCACCAACTGAGCTATCAGGACCATCAACAAAGTCGATGATTCTTAATGGAAGGGTAGCTGTTGTTGCTACGATAGTTGAACTATCGACTGCATTTTTGCTACGTCCAATGCTCGTTGAACCTGCGGTTTGGACTATTGAAACATTATTACCTATAGCTGTTTGAGCTAAAGAAGCGTCACCTTGCATTTTCATCAAAACGTCAGGATCATCTAATACATAAGCTTTTATATCACTAGCTACCGTTGAAGCTGGATAAAATTGTGAATATGTAGGTTGTTTAGTAGTCGGATCGGTATAAGAACATCCCATAAAAACACCTGTAGGTGTTAATGAGGTTGTTCCTGTATCTTTTTCTACTGTTCCAGCAGCGACTGTTTTTACAAAGTCACCGTAGAATATAGCGGTGCCATAGTTACTAGCGATACTCAAGTGTCTTACTTTTCCTGTAAAGGAACCGCTTGCACTGAGAGTACCAATAGGCTCTGCACCCATAGGAGTTGCCGTTGAAGACATAATTTTTCTCCGATTAAATTAAATAAAGCATAATTAATTACTTAATTATTGCCACCAAATTTAACCTTCGTAGTTCTTTCTGGTCTTAGTAAAGGCATACGAGGGTCATTTTCTCGTAGATAATTTCTATCAACACCATCCATTTGTTGCTGTGCCATGTCCTCATAGTATTTACTTCTTTGTCGCATTGTTTTTTCTGGTGCTTTGCATAAAAGCAAACCGCCTATTTCAATGTTACCTTTAGCAGCAAACTGTGAACCATAGTCTGATTGAATTTTTAATTCAGGGTGGTCTTCTGCTTTCACAGGGTCCCAACCTTCACGAAAACGTGTTGAAACGTTTATGTTGTCAGATTCTCCTAATATAGAAGTTCTAACCCATCTAAAAACCCAACCGTCTTGCGGTTCTGGTACTGGTAAAAGTGCTTGAGGTACAAAAGCATCGTCAGGACGAGTATCGTCTTTTCTTTCATCTACTTCTCTAGGTGCACGCTTATCGACTACAGATTCTTCTGTAGAATTATCTGTGTCGTTATCATATATATCAGACATTAAATTTTCTCCTTAATGAGTTCTTTAGCATATCTTTCTGGACTAATCCCAAGACGCTTTGCGAGAGCGACTTGAGTTGAAGTTAACTGCACTTTGCGGGGTTTGCTTCCATTATTGCGATTAGATGGAGCTACTACCGATTGTGTATTTCTGGGTGTCGCAGTTTCAGCAACTTTGTTGCCTTCTTCAGGTGTTTCCACCCCGAAATAATCAGGGAAACGAATACGCATACGCTTATCCACTTCCTCATAATACTGGTCAGACTGTGGCGATACACCTTCTTTAGTAACTAAAGTTTCGTGTATTCCATAAGCCAAAGCCGTCATTTCTTTTTGATCATCAGAACCAAACCATGAATTATTTTTCAACCAAGCAACTGCTTTAGGGTCTATAGTTTGTGGTTGTTGTGGTATAGGTTGTTGTTGAGTTACAGGCTGTTGCACAACTTGTTGTGCTCTTGCTTGCTCAACAGCTAAATGATCCTCTGCAACTTTCAACTCTGATTGAGCCTTCAACATATCATTAGTTGCATTAGTAATCTGTTCTGTATCACCTGACTCGTGTGCAGCCATGTGACTTCTTTTGGCTTGATCTAGTTGTGCTTCTGCTTTAGCTTTTACTTGCTGCATCAACGCATTTTCACCACGTTGAACTAAAGCTGATAATCTTCTGTTCTCTTCAGCTTGTTGTTTAGCAAAATTAACAGATTCCTCTCTTAATTTTTCAGCAGCTTCTTTAGCACGTCTTTCTTCGTGAAATTCGTATTTTAATTTACTAATACGTTTTTTTACACGCTCATCAACGCCATCTATTTCTTGTTCTATTTCAGCTTGATCTGTTTCTTTTTGTTCATCAGAACGAGGTGTTTTTCTGTCAGCCTCTGGTCTGTCGTCTATAATTTCTACATCAAACTCTTCAATAGCTTCTTCTGGAACCACTGTGTTTTTGATTCCTAAGAATTTATCTTCTTTGCTATGTGATTCTTCTTGAACTAATTCTTCTGTTTCTGCAACAGTTTCAAATTGTTCTTCTGCAAACTCTTCGTTTGTACTCATGCTTTTACCACTCCTCTTGGGTCTTCAACAACTGCTTCTACGCTGTCGTCATTGATTAATCGAAATTCTTTACCATGCACTAAAAATCTAGTGCCAGTATAAGAACGCATTATTATCCAGTCTCCTTCTTCGCAATAAGCACCGTTTGGAAAACGTTGTTTATCTTGATAGGCATCCGGACCTAATTTCATTACAAATCCACATATAGACCCGACTGATTCTCTTTCTACATAAGAAGATGCTTTGATTATGCCTCCTTCTGTTTTTTCTTCAGCTTCGGGCAATGCTATTAATATTCGATAACCAGAGGGTTCTGGTAATTGTTTTGCTACAGGTTCTTCTGTTTCTTCGTTTTCAGAACCTTTTAGGTTTTCTGCTGCTTCCATATTATCCTTTACTGCACAGGTTAAGTACCTGAGAACTTTGCGTCTTTATGACGGTTCGCTTGACCTCTCTAATAAATCGAGTAAATCTCGCTCTGCTAATGCTAATCCAGCTATGACACCTGCCATATATCTGTAATCAGCAAAATCTTTGCAACTACCACCAGCCATAGCGTCTGTATGGTCGTTCATTTGTTCCCTGATCATATTGCGTAAAGCGTCAGGAAAGTTTTCTTCTATTATGCTGCTCATTTATCTTTATTTAGAATATCTGATGCAATCTTTTCGCCTATCTTTGCACCTTCTATTTTTTCCTTACTGCTTATTTCTGCTTCGTCTGTAGCAAGTCTTGCAGCTATGTTAGCACTTGTTATTCTTTCTTGTGAAGCTAATCGTTCTAATTCAGTTGCAGCAGTAACTTGCGATTTTTGTAAATCAGCAACAATTTTCTGTGCGTCTGTTTGCATTTTAGATTTAACTTGTGCTTCTCTAATATCCAATTCTCTTTCACGTTGTTGAATAACAGGGTCTTTTAATTTTTCTTGAACTTCTTTTTGTCTCTCTTCAGCAATATCTTTGTGTAAGACTCGCTGTGCTGCTTCAGATACTAACTGAGACAAACGTAATTCGATGTCTTCTGGTAGTGGCTCATCGGGTGGTGGAAGCGGCACACCGAGCTGTTCTTCTATTTCTTTTCTATATTGGAAAGCAATATGTTCTGTTACGTGTTCTGTAAATGCTCCTAATATAGCGTTAGCATTTTTACTCTGACCAATCATTTTTCTAATTTTTGGATCATCAGCCATAGCCATGTGAGTTGCTATATGGGCTTCATGGTCTTGATACATAAATGCTTTAACTGGTTTTTCATTAAGCATATTCATGTTTTCAGATACAGGGTTTGTAGGTTCTATATCTTCATCTAGTGGTACGATACTTTCAGGATCACGTATACCTAGTGTTTCGAGCATCTGTCTATGCAGTTCTGCCATGTTATACATCTGAGGAGACTGTTGAGCAAGCTGTAATGCTGCTTGATACTGCATGATTCTTTGTGCCGTTGTAGAAGCATTAGGATCAGACACCGGTATTACGTCTACTTCATCATCAAAGTCGCTAGAAAGCAGTTCTTGACCCTCTGTTAGGTACGGATATTCCGTTGGACCAAAATCTCTTATGATTCCTGAAAGAATTCTTAATTCTTTCTTCATTGAAGCGTGTATTCTAGCCTGTACAGACCCCATAACCTTCATAGAACGCTCTAAAATAGCTAAAGTTGTACCAACAGGGGCTTGATTGTTCATATCAGCCACTTTCATGTCAGCTACAGACGCAAATCTACGTCCTTCTTCTACTAAATTGTCTAATAATTGATATAAAACGCCTGAAGGCTCTTTATATGGTAAAAAAGTTATATTATCTCGTATTGCACCGCCCGGAACGTCCACATCTCTGAACTCACCCGGCATAATTGGCGTATCATCACCCTTAATTCTAAGTCCTCTGGACTTTAAACCACCCGGTAGGTTGGAAAGTGTGCCCGCATCCACTAATTGTCTTAATAAACTTGTAGCAGACTTAGCAATTCCACCAATTAAGTGAATTAAACCAAATCCATAGAAGCCTAATCCGGGTAAATATTGGTAATGAACAAAATGTTGTCGAGACATTTTTTGTTCATCTTGTTCATACCAATTTCTCCTTATAGAAAGGATTTTTCGAGACGAGAAATCTATTGTAACTATGTATGGAAGTGCTATTCCTGTGGACATACCATCTTTTAAATCAGGAAATTCCTCTAAATCGAGGTCTACCATCATTTCTAATAGTGTATGTCTATTGTCGTAGTCATAACTGGCACTGTCACCCGTTAATCTATTGTACTTTTCTTGTATATCAGTTAAATCTTCAGAAGGTGTATCTAACTCTATGTCTTTATAGAAACCATTTACTTGCAATTTCCTGACTTCATTAGAAGTTTTCTTCATTATGTGCGTAGCACGTTCGCAAGTTGTTAGATCAGCAGCACCATAACTCACTACAAAGTCTTCAGCAGGTACAAACATAGAACATGGTCTGTTCATGTTAGGGTCAAAATAAACTTTTCTAAAAGCTGAACCCGCTAAAGGTAAGTTAAACAGTAACTTTTCTGTTTCTGTGCGGTACTCAGTCATTTTATCCGTTAAAAGATAGTTTAAATAATCTTTTACACGAGAAGCTTGCTGTTCTTTTTCTCTAGTTATACTGCCAATTACCTGTGTTCTTACTGGTCCTTTGGGTGGAAACACTTCTGTAATAGCTTGTGCTTGAAATCTTACTACTGCTTCAGTTAATAATGGGTGAAATACACCACAGGCACCGTCCCAAGGTTGAGTTCTATCCTCAATCTTAAGTCCTAATTGATCTAACCCTTTAATGTAGGTCTCTTCCCAATCTGATCTGGACTCTTTATCGCTTAAATAGTTAGAAACTAATTCAGATGCTAGTTCATCTAAACTAGAATCCTCCATAAACTCAGCTAAGTTATCATTAAAATCATCTGTAAAGTCCACAGCATCAGGATCAAAGTCTATAAGCAGACCTCCATCTTCTGTTTCTATAGCTACCTCTTCAGGATTAGTGACCAAAATTTCTAATGGACTACTTTCCACTATAGCTTCAGGTGTCTTTAACGGATTTTCTGCCATTTATTTACCTAGATTTTTTCTTAATAACTTTGGGAGATTTTTTCTTAGGTGCTACTCCTCCTTCCCAAGCTTCATTGACATCTTTAGTTGATTTATCATCAGCTATAAATTTGCCTTCTTCATTTCTTGCTCTAGCAGGTTCTACAGTTTTAACCATTTCTACATCGTCTAGCTGTAGTTTTGTTACAGAAGTTACTTTGTTAGATACTTGATCTGTTTTTTCTACTGTCTTTCTAGTAAAGAAAGATGATACTTTTTCCCAAAAACTCATTTTTGCTCCTTTTAATAATATTCTGCTCTTGTGCCAATAAACTCTTCATCTTCTTCATCAGAATATAATGGTACAAATCCACCTTGGCGGAATCTCAACAATGCTTGTGTTGAAGCATCTACCAAGTCATCGTGCTCTCCACTAGGAAAAGCAGCGAATTCTTCTATGACCTCCTCAGAGAATCTCTTCTCTGGTGCCCATACTATACCTGATGCAAATAAATCAGCTACAGCGTTAACTCTTGCTATCTTATCGTTACCTCTACTTGGTGTGTACTCAGACACAGGTATACCCATTTGCCTTAGTTCAAAGATCAAAGGCATACCAGCAGCCTTACCTTCAACTATAAATGCGTCAGGTTGCCACTCTTTCCAATGGTCAAATGCTTTTCTTTTTAATTCAGGAAACTCCATCCTATCTTTAAAAGCATCTAGTAATATAACGTTAGGCTCTACAACACCAGTTCCTTCACTTTCATTGTAAAAAACTCCCCACGTAGTACAGGCTGAATAGTCTGCACGTTGGGTCTTTAAAAATGCTGTGTCCCAAGACTGTATAATAAACTCACAAGGAGGTGGTTCATTGTATTCCCAATTCTTCCACCACTCTCTTTTTACAATAGCACCCTCTTCTGAAGTAGGGTCTTGTTGATACTGTGCAGACCATTTAGATACCGGTAGTTCTGCTTTCAGTTTTTCTAATTCTTTTATATCCCAGAACTCTTGCCATAAACTTTTGCCTGAAGGCAAAATAGCAGGAAACTCTATTAGTTCCCAATCATCGACTCCTTCTCTACTTTCTTGAGCCTTGAGTATTTGTCCTGTTAAATCTCTTTTGTGCCAACGTGTCATTACAATCACTATAGAACCGCCGGGTTGTAAACGCTGTCTTGGACCTGAAGTATAGTATTCGTAAACTCTATCAAACACTGAAGGGTCTCCGCTCTGTCCTTCTTGTTCTGAATGCGGGTCGTCTATGATTAAAACATCCGCACCTTTACCAGTTACCGCACCACCCACACCTATCGCAAAGTATTCACCGCCTTTGTTAGTATTCCAACGTCCGGCTGCTTTAGAGTCAGACTGTAGTGCTACATCTGGGAACACTTCTTTAAAATCTTCAGAGCCTACTAAGTTTCTAACCTTACGACCAAAGCCTACCGCTAATTCAGCCGTATGTGCGATCTGTATGATTTTCTTCTCAGGGTACTTACCTAAGTACCATGCCGGTAATAAGTAAGATGCAAACTCCGACTTAGTATGTCGGGGTGGCATATTGATTATTAATCTCTTTAATTCACCTTTAGCAACACGATCAAAAGCATCTGCCATCTTAGTATGGTGATACCCCTCTATGAAGGCTGACCATATATGTTTAACAAAAGGTAAGAAGTTATCATCACACTCTTGTCTGTTCTTAGATTGTTCGTACTCCTCCAATAAAGATAAAAACTTCTTCTGTTCACTAACAGGTAGTTGTTTAATTTTATCTAAGTATGGATTTGACAAGTTAGCCCCCCTAACATTTATAGATTTTTACGACTACTAGGAGAGCAATCATAAGATGTTGTTAAAGGGACTAGGTTGTATAATTTAATATTTTGGAGCGAAGTCGCCCAAGATTTTACACATATTAAACACCTTCTCATGTTCGTCAAGTGTTTTCTTCTAAATTATTCATACGACTTCTGAACGCTTCCATGTCCCGCAGCCACTCTTTTTTCATATCTGCTGTAGTCATGTCCTCGCTCGCAATTTTTTTTTCTACCACTATGTCCGCCTTTTGTTCGGGCGGGGCAGTCTTATGTATCACTTTAGGCTTAACAGGTTCTGGTATTACTTCTTTCTTCTCAGCTAAAGGAGAGTTTCTAGTAGACATAATAGTACGCCAGCGTTTAGGTTGCATAGTGATCCATCCGTCCTCATGGAGGCGTTTTACAATAGCATGAATGGTAGACCTAGAGCTAACCCCAACTCGGCTCGCTATGGCTTCTAATGACGGTCCACAATGATTTTCCGCCCAATAGTCTTCTATTGCCTCTAGTACTAACAGTTGTCTTGGTGTCATATCATCATACTCACAGCGAAGATAAGTACAAAGGTTACTGCTATTATCTTTATCTCATCTTTGTTATACATATATACCCCTATTCTCCGGTACCTTGAACGTTTCCCATACATTATACGAATATTAATAGTATATATGCAAGCCCAATGAAAAAAAGAAGGGGGGGGTGTCTTGAAAATATTTGAAATAAACTGAGCAAATTAGTGTATACGTGAGCCTGTCGCAAAAAAACAAAAACAGGGGGGTCACGGGGGGTACGGGTCGCTCTGAAACCCTTATATGAT